TATGAGAGCACCCGAAGGTACGTGTACTTTAGGATCATGTCCATGACCCTCTTCGACTTCTCTATGGTCCTCTGGACGTAAGTTAGAGGCTACTTCCGTAGCAGCCTCCAACGTGATTGGGTGAATAAATTTAGACACTCTTATAATGATTATTGTTATACACTCCTTCCCACGTCATGTGATATAAAGTCGCAGGTGCAGGGTGTGTAGATTTAACAGTTAATGCTGTATTAATATTTCTGTCATATACAGGGATGGTTTTTAAAATAATATCGTCAACAATAGCTGCTGTATTTGAAGAGTATGCATCTGCTGGTGTTGGCTCATGCTCCTCTGTGTAATCTTCTTTACCTCGTCTAGTTAGTTTAGTTTCATATAAACCTACTGGACCAAACCCAAGTTTAATTCTATGGATAATTGTATTAGATCTGGTATCAGCTCTCCATCGTTCATTACTCAGAGTTGTGTAGTAGATGGTTGGTAGATCAACCTGCATGGTATATAAGTAACCAATTAGGAATGTTTGACTTGACCAGTCACCATCTATTTCATAATTAGAACCATTGATATTTACTTTGGCATATCTTCCTAGTTGGTCACCTGCATCAACATCATAAGCAGCTAATTGGTTAGTGCTTTCTAATCCAGTAAATGATGTTGCTGATTTAGGTCTTGTTGATTTTTTTGTAGTAGCATTATATGTCCAACCACTTGTTGACATCAGATGATCTAAATGAACTCGATGTAAGACACTAACAGTTTGTGTATTGACGTCCATCACAATTGAAAACTTAAGTAGTTGATCTTTACTGTTATTTCTAACAACTACAAATAACGAATCATCTTGGACACAGTGATACTGGATAGCACCTGTAAGTTCCCACTTAAACCATGAAGCTAGTTTCCTTTGGTTTATCTGATCAAAGTATCTATACCCATATAAGGTTGATGTACCTTCTTCACTAAAGAAGATTACTGAGTTCTCTCTTGAATTAGATATTAGTCTCAGGTCATTATTAAATAACTTAGACACAACTGCACTCTGTTCTATAACCTCTGGCTCACCTTCACGAAGGACACTAGCCATTTCAAAGAACCTTGTATGCTTACCAGCGTTATCTAGGAATCCAATAGTAGTTCCGAGGCTGATAGGGTTAGTAGAATAATTGAAATTGTAAGTAGCTATAGAGTTTATTTTTGCAGTCTGAACACTTAGGACATCACTATCTGTAGTCAACATAAACTGTTGATTCTTAGAGAATAATATCAATCCTGAATTGATCTGTATGCCGTCGTAAAGCGTCGCTGGGAACTCTGAACTAGCTGATATGTCTATAGGGTCACTAGCTATGAATTGGATCGCTGAAGAGGCAAAGAAGTTAAAGTATTTACCAGGTCTTGAAAGGATTATATTCTCTTCTGATAATATCGCAAGTCTGTTCCTGAAGAACAGCATCTTGTTAATAGGCTTATTAATGAATGATGGCTCTGGGTTGGTTACATCATCTCCTACTATAGCGTCCTCCCAGAGTGGAGCATCGTATTGTGTACCTGAAATTGTATAACTAGAACCATCTAATTCAGTTAACCTGAACGCACCATCTGCTGTCCTGATAAGAGCAACAGGCATCTTTGAATACTTAAACCTAATCTTCCTTCCTGGCTTGGCACATTCTTCCCAGACACCTTCTCCGTCTAATCCTCCATTCCCATGGAACTGAACATAATGGTTATCTTCATCAGCATTACTATTAACAACTTCAACTACCATCCCATGTTTACATTGACTTGGTAAATCACCTATATCGTTTACCTGACTAGCTACAACATTTAATAGTTCTTTGACTGGTGTTGAAGCACTGAACTTAGTACTCTTCTTTATATATAAACCACTACCTATCTGCTCTACATCAGTGGCATTAAAGCCACTTTGAGCAATGATTTCTGTCCTCATATCTCCAAGGATGCTATCAGCAGTTACTGTTGTTTTAGTATCAAAGGAGGTAGGTGTCGGTCGAATTAATCCAAGGTTAGCTCGTACTTCAGAGGTGCTTATTTTATCAACTTGGATTATATGTGTAGCACCCTTTAACTCTACTCTTATTTTATCTCCTACTTGCCAACCACTACCACCATGTAATAAGTCTACTGTTGTAGTGTATCTGCAAGAATAATTAGCACCTGTACTATCTGGTATAGCTTGACCAGTATTAGTAATTCTGAAATATAGATCTGAGCGTCCGTCTCCTAATACATTAGCTATATCCCATCCAGTAGTTGTTACTTGAATTTGACCAACTGAGGTAACTAAATCGGATTCACTACCACCTATGGTTTGACCACCACCAGTTCCACCTGGTCGTTCAAGAATTATCCTATCAATTTGGTCGCTATAATAACCAAAGTCTTTCCAACTTATCCCTATTTCTGCAGTTGTAGTTAGATCTGAAGATGAATTCCATAATTGTTGATCATCAAAAACAAAAGGAAGATGAGCATAATTAGGATTATTTGTAGTATTCTTCCACTCTGATATAAGGGTATCTAAAGTTGCTTTATTAGCTACCTGTAGTGCATCAGTAAGTGTTATACAAGGTTTACTGTGATAAGTTTGTGAAGTTACACCACCAGTAAAAGTATTGGCATTTGCTGTATAAGTTGTATCTGCTATATGAGTCCATACATGATCCCCTAGAGTAGATGTACCACCACTTGTAGCAGTTGGTAATGTAGTACCTGTAGAATTACCAGTATAGCTATTATTTATAGTTGTTAATTTATAAACACTTTGATGAGCATTATTATTACCTGCATCTGGTCTACCTGTTACAAGATCACCTATTCTGTAAAAAGTATTAGTAGTCCATTCTGGAGGACAGTAATGTAATTTATAAGTAAGAGATGAATCTGTTTCAAAAAAATTACTACCACCTGTATCGTGTCCATGTATAGCTTTAAATAAAAATTCTTGCTTTATATTTTTATTAACATCATTTCCTGTTCCGACATTAAATATCTCAGTACCAACATTAGGACAAGTGCTATCGTCATCTAGATTTGATGAAGGTATGCTTATACGTGTAGCAGTAGTTCTAGTTTCAGTAGCTGTAGTTGTACCGTCAAATAAATTCAGACCATACTGCTTTGCATAAGCAACTGCCTTTAACTCTACATATACTTCCTTCTCGAATTGTGGAGCACTGAATTCTGTCGTATCCATCTCAGTGTTGATGGATCTATTAGTGAGGTAGGTAAAGTCGTTCAGAGTAAGTGTCTGTATATCTTCATCATTGGTATGAGTTAGATATGTAGAGTTACCTATTGCATTAGTAACATTCTTCTCAGCACCTGTTAGACAGTCCCACATCCTGACAGTACCATCCTTATGTACTTGTCCTATATATTGTTCGTTCTCATCTCGGTAGTAATGAAACCACTTACCATCTGCTGAAGAATTTTTTCCCCCATCACTCAAAGATCCCACAAACCTACCAGCAGGTCTCTTTAATAATCCTTGGGTTACATCAGGTAAGGCGTTAACCATATCCCTAACTTGTCCTGGTATCTTTTGTTCGTCTGGCTGTTGTGAAATGCCAGCAGTGAGGGCTGGAATAGTTTGTGTGATATTTGCCATTAGCGTGCTAGTGCGTTGTACGGTTGATAAGCTCTATATGAAACCTCATGCTCTAAACCAAAGAATGAATGATCACCAATCTCGCAGTCATATTCGATTGCGTTAGCTCTGGTCTTCTCTTTGTTGATAGTTAATAACTGTACTAATTCTGTATTTGATACCAACTGCACAGCAGCTCTTACAGCAGCACTGGCAATGATGTACCTTTGAAAGACTGGTGGTACATCTGTAAAGGCATATAGGTATGTGATATCAAAATAAAAACTAGAGGTGAATGAATCTGTATGGTTTACTTTGTCCCATAACTTTCCATTCCTTACTACGACATCTCTTTGACGATTCGATTGACCATCATGTATATCGAATCTTAAATAGTTACTTGGTATAACAAAATTATTATTAACTGGATTTATTTCTACATGTTCCTCTTGGTTGAAATGCCAACCTTCGTTCTGAACATCCTTATTACATTCCATGAGTAGGTTATGTATTAAGGCAATCTCTGGATTAGCTAAGTTTAAATCCCCATTAGGTAGGGCAGTGATTGGCGATTGACCTATGCTACCCAGTATTGAATTCACTGCGGATAGTTCTGTATCGCTTGCTGTAGTAGTCATAAGAAAAAAAGAGAGCCATAAAGACTCTCTTGTATAAAGAATATTTATTGATAACCAGCGTTGTTTGTAGCAGTTTGAACTGTACCAAACTGTGCAGGCTTACTTGTAGCACCAGCATATAGTTCAACGCAAGCAGCAGGGTTTAGATAGTCTGCTCCCATTGCTAAACGTCCAAGGATTACATCACCTTGGTAGATGACTGATACGTCTCCAGAGGTAACTTGTACCTGTGGACCAATTGCTTCAACCACACCTGCGCCCTCTTTCTGGAAGATGAGACCACATGAGTTTTTGAAGTCGTTATTTGCATAACTAGATCCAGATCCACCTTCACCGTATTCGTTGTTGATTCCGGTGTCAGAGTTTTCTGCATCTTCCATTACTGCGCCGACGAAATCTTCTGTATTACCAGGATCAGTTATACCAGGATTAACAGCAGAACCAGTACCATACTTAACTCCGTAGTTACCGAAGAATGGAATATTCATTGACTTGAATATTTTAATTCCAGCAATACTGATAACACCGTTACCACTCTGCAAGGCTGAACCTTGAGCATCACGGTTGATCAAGTTTGTAGAACCTACTACACCAGATGCAGTTGCATTTATTAGTGCATAGTATTGACGTGGAGAAAGTACAGCTACTCTTCCTTCACCACTAACGCCCTTCTCATCAAGAGCAGCAGCAGCATCATAGAAAGCAGTAACTAATGCGGCTGCATCAAAAGCAGCAGCAGCACCAGCAGCGTTAGCTGTTCCAGCACCAACTAGGATCTGTGTTCCACCTGGCTCTTTAAAGTTAGTCATCTGTACTGGTGACTTCGCACGCGCGCCACGAGTAAGTGCTCTAAAGATTAGGCGGTCATATTTTTCAGCTAAAGCGTAGCCGATCTTCTTGGAGATCTCTCCTCTAAGCTCATAATGAGCAAGTGTCTCATCTAATTCATACACGAAGGCTGAACTGATAAGGAGATCATCGCATGTGATAGTTTTTTCAGCTACAGGAGGTGCCTTCTGATCATTTCCAAGTATTGATTGACCAGGTACATGAAATTCGCTTGTAGTGCGACCTGTGTAGATGAACTGTAAAGAGCGACCATTTTTAAGAGTCCTCTTCATTACCATGTCACGAGCTATCGTG